CTCAATCATAGTATGAACATTTGTACCTTTAGATGCAGCAGCTTGAGTATATGCTGCTGCCTTATCAGTTCCTAATGAGTTTTGCCAACTTGTTAGACTTGTCTTCTTTTCTTCACTTACTGTACGTCCAAGAAGACACGTTATGGAAGGGTAATAGTTACCTTCGGGAGTTTCATATAACCGATACCCGCCTTCTTCTATACGTTTCAACTTTGGGAATGAATACTTTACCATAAGTTCAAGAATGCTTCAACTGACTTCTTACCTAACTTGATACCATCTTTATGAAATTCGTTATCACTATCAAGTGGTGTAACAACATACTCTACTCCATGATTGACTGGTTTGAAGTTGAAATGTTCATTACCCGAACTAACAGTTGTCTCGAAGCCATTGTCAATTGCATGATGCAAGTTCTTTGCTTCAGTTGAACTTAACTTTATCTCAAGACTGTCAATTGCAAATCTTACTCTTTCCCCAGTTTTTCCAATACTCCACATGCCAAGGTCAACTGCTTTGTCTCGCATATGACGATAAGCTTCTTCATACACTACTTGTAATTCCTCTTCATTGACACTTCCTGCTGATAACGTTTTTGCTAAAGCGGCTGCCCTAACTCTAACTGCTGGCAAGTTGAGTTGTTGTTTGCGTTGACGAAGAGCTTGAATTAGATTAGATCTCTTATAGTTCAAGTTATCATCAGGAATACCCAGTGATGAAGCTAATGTTGAGACCAATGATAGATAAGCATCATTACCTAAATCAACCGCTTCTTTTACGATAGCATCTTCATCGCTTTCTTCATGTGGATGTACTTGCTTGATACCTAAAGCTTTTGCTAATCCTGCTACATAGTTGCGAAGTTTGCCATGTTTGATAAGATGAACAATTGTTGGTTTCAATGCTTGTCTTAACAGTGACTTACGAGAATGCAATAAGTCATGCGGAACTCCCAATGCTTCAAGAAGATGAAGAATGTACTCAAACATTGCAGAAGTACCATGAGACGTGGATGCTTCATCAATCTTCTCTTTCTTACTTTTAGTAGAAGTAAGTTCTTTCTCAGCTTTCTCAGCTTCCCCGGTTCCCAAGATGTCTTCTAACTCTTTCAATGAACGATGCAAAAAGATACGACCTTTAGGGTTATTGACCATTCCTAGAGCTGCTTCTCTCACACCATGACGCAGTAAAGTTTTACTTTGTGACAAACGTAAAGCTGGCATTCCAAGAAGAATGATAAGACGAATGATCTTACGTTGCATAGCAGTCTTGAACAGTTCTTCAATCTTCTCTTCAGCTTCATCTTCTTTCTTACTTTCTTCCAAAAGAGTGTCTTCGTTCAAGAACGAAGAGAATAGCCAGGAATGAGAAGATTGTTGAATGCTATCTTTCAACTCTTCTTTCTTCTTACTTGCTGGTTTCTTCTTACTTGCTGGTTTCTTCTTAGGAGGTGTTGGTTTTTCCTTATCTTCAGGTTCTTCTTCTTCTTCCTCGTCGTCAAGAGCAGGTTTGTCTTTCTCCTCCTCTTCACTATCGTCGCCATCTTTCTTACCGAAGTCTAATCCACCAAATGCATCTTCTTCATCATCCTTCTTCTTATCATCGTCTGAAGGACCTTCAAGATTATCTTCATCACCTTTATCTTTCTTATCTTCATCGTCACTATTTAGATTGAAGCCAAGTTTAGTTTTCTTTTCTTTCTTGTCAGCTAAATCATCTACATTACCATCACCTTCATTATCCAGTGCAGCATCTCCAACCTCTTCTTCTCCTGGAACAGAACCATCACCAGTCATATCATCTTCAGGCCATTCGACTGATACGATATCAAACTCTCCTGCTAAATCATTGATAGCAATTTCAATGTCATCTTCTTTACCTAACAGGTCACTCATTGCTTTTTCAAAGCTTTCAGCATCAGGAGTAGCAACATATACCTTGACAATTGCTCCATCATTTAGTTCAAGTCCAAAAGCAATAGTATCAACTTCTTCTGCTTTATCCTGTGCTTGTTGTATCAAGTTAGATGCATCTCGTTGAGTTAGCTTTGTATTCGGATCAAATGAAATCCCTTTTGGCAAAGTAAAGTGATCTTTAGGTGGAGCACTAGTTGTATTTTGATCTTTAGGAGCATTGAATGAATTGGGTTGTTCAATTTCAGCTAAAATGTCCATTAGAAAGTCAGTTGTATTCTTCATTGTGATTGTTACTCCCCAATCATTGGTTTGATAGCAGATGTGATAAATGATGCATCTGCTTGGTAGTCTTTTGATAAGAATGTAGTAAGATGATCTTTAGTTCCTACTAATTTGACAGAAGGCCATTTACGAGGTGCTCGATCCACCACCGATGCAATAATGTTTCGGTGTTCTTTCAAGAATTTGAAACCTTCATCTGTCAAAGGATCACCATTGAAGTCTTCATCAGTCCATTCAACAATTGCATAGTACAAATCATCAAACATTGAAAGTGTCTTTTCACTAACCGCAGTCAAATGTTTGAACCCAGGAATAACTCGCTTCAGAATTCTCTTTTTCTTTTTGCCACTTCCTTTCTTTTTGGTATCATTAGTAGGTTCAAATAATCGTGCAGGGAATGTTGCAATTGCAGCTGATGAAGTAACACTTGCATCAACACCGCCTCCACTATCTCCCCCTTCACCATCTTCTCTAACAACTTGTTCCGCATTTCGAACAAATTTTGATTTTTTGACGAAGTCTCTTTTCCTTTTTACTATTGGTTTTCCGTTCATAAATTTGACCAGTAAGTGATTGTTTGATAGGGCTTTATTACCGACAGGTGCCGCTTTAGTTTGTTTTGATTGTCCATCTGAAGAAGGATCAGGTGCTACTCCAAAATCTCCCCAAGCAGGTGTATTAGCCCCTGAACTAAAAGCAGTTTGAGTTGTATTAGACCCCATTTCAGTTTCATTTACTAAAGAAGACAATTCTTGAATGAAAGTAAATGACTCGTCAATATCTTGTAAAGAAGTAGAATTCTTATTTGTCATATTAGTGTTATCTTTTGCTGCATGTGTCAGTGTAGTTGTTGCCAATTGTCGTAAAGGTGCCAAAAGCGGGGAACCATGAACATGTTGTTGTAAATAGTAAAAGACTTTAGAAATGACAGTATTTCTATCACTTAGTTCAATATCATCCCAATGTCTTATTCCAGTGATTGACATATTTATTGATTGACTGCGGGTTTCAAGACGCATAGTAATCAATTTAGCATTTTCTTCTTGTAAATCCCAATCTTGAACAAAACTGCCAGATGATAATGTTTTATGTATCTTTTCAATTCGTTGTTTTGTTATTCGTCCTGATAACTTTTTCAATTCACTTGTAGTATCTGATGAGATACTATCTTTCATTGCAGCAATGTATGGACTAAAGACCATAGTTCCCCAAAAATTCAATTGGCTCATTGTAGCATCAGGTTTATGTTTTAGTGTAGCATGTTTCATATCTTTGATAAGAGGAACTGCATTTCTAATCTGTGTTCGAAGCAGAAGCATAGTCGCTAACAATGTTGCGGTATATGCACTACAAATATCATGACCATGCATATTCTTGATTTGATCTAATGATACATTTTGTAACTTACTTCCTTCTTCAATGACACATTCCGCTACCTGTTGTCCGTGAATTGAATAGATACGATCCCCATATAAAGCAAGTATCAGGTCAGTGAAACTTTTACTTCTTCCAACTTCAGACATTCTATCATTATAGCTTTCAATTGCTTGAGCATAATATCCAAGATTATCTTTTATTTCGTCTTGAGTATAGGTAATTTCTGACTCGCCTGTGACCTGTTTGAAATCATTACTCGTATCTTTGAACTCTTTCAACTTTTTCTCAGCTTCTTCTTTTGAATGTTTTAGTACTGCTTGAACCTTCATCTTTACTCCGCTAAAGCTCATCTCTTTCAATTGTTGGGCAAAAGCTGCTGCAGTATCACGAGGAGTTGTGCCTCTAAGAGTTTTGAAGATTGAGTTAGCTGATTGTGGACGTTGTAGTTCTGGTACTCCAAATAGTTGTGCCATTCTTTGTTGAAAGATACCTTCAATTCCACCTCTATCTTCAAGAGAAGCTTTCTTATCGGTAGTTCTTATCATTCCGTTCAATTCGCGTTTTGGAATAGTATCAAATCGACCATCAGCTTTGAACTCGCTTGAAGCAATCCAAGTACTGTCTCCTGAACCTTTATGTAGTAATGCTGCTTGAGAACCGATACTATCTTCAATTGACTTCAATAGTTCTGTTTTGATAGGGAACTTATACTTAGTAAGAATTTCATTGTTAAGTTTATCGCGTTCTGTTTCAATGACATCACGATACTTCATTGGAACTTGGGTAAGATTGATTGAAGCAACATCATAATTGCTAAGTTCTAATCCATGATGATAAGCTACTTCATTATCTTTTGCAAGAAAGTCTTGTAAGTTAGATAAGATACTTTTTATTTTACCAGAAGATAACATTCCGTTACCCTTGACTGATTTAGTCTTAGTAACTTTCCAAGAAGTAATCACTTCTTGTTCTTCAAGATCTTCTCCATTGATAGATGTTATTTGTTTGACTTTTACTTGAGATTTCTTATCACCGATAGCATCATATAATGTATCAATGATTTTGCTATCTGCAATAGTTGCTTCTCCAACTACTGGTCTAACAAGAATGATTTTGCTAAAAGTATTACCAAATTGAGTTTCAGCATGAGCTTCTAATTGACATTCAATTGCTTGTCCTTCATCAAGGATATCCTTTATTTCGTTGATAAACTTGGAGATAGCTTTATGTGCTGCTCTAAATTGATTATTCTCTACTCGTAATTGATAATCAGTTACTTTATATGAAAACTTTGTTCGTTTATTTGGAGAATAAGCACTAGTATAGAATTGACCATCAGTATCAATACCAAAGTAAAAAGTAAGTCCATCTGCTTGAGCTGAAATCGTATAAGAACCTATTGATTTCAATTGAGCAATAAACTTCTTTATAGGTAAATCTTCAAATGTTGTTGCCATATAGTAAGTGTCTATAATGTTAGATAATAAAAACTATTTATCTACTTACATGGATAAACAAAAGGACCGAATACTTTCATATTCGGTCCTTTTTAGTTTTTACTCAGTATTTAGAACTTATACTGCTTCAGCAGGATCAGTAGCTTCGTCGTCAGCAGCAGAAGCTGGTTCTAATTCTGATTTCAATTTAGCCAATAATTCAGCATTCAAATCACGAACGGCAGCACGAGCACGAGCATGTTCAAGCTCAGCTTCGATAACTTTTTGTTCCCAGATTTGATGAATTTGAACTAAACGTTGTACTTCAACTGAAAATTTTGCAAGTTCATGTTGAACACCGTCAATAGTGATAGTTTGAACTTGTTCATTTGTTTCTGCCATTTTGATTTCCTCTTTTATGTTGTGTGTGGTTATAAAATCATTTTTTTCCGACCAAATCTAAAAGATTTGATTTACTAGTAGATCCATTTTGATTGAATTTATCTGCAATCATGGATCCGTAAGTATTCAAAACAGTATTTATAGTTTCAGATTTTGGCTTTATTCGTAATCCTTGATTACCTTCTTCCCAATTAGAAACTCGTAATGCAATAGGGTCCCATTTTAATAATGTATGAGAACCGGTTCCTGATGCATTACGTACTTTAGTATATTCAAATTGATATTCACCTGCTGCTCGCATCAAATCAGTTTGAATGATAGCTATCATTATATCACAAGTTTGTACTTTTGAATATCCCCCTTGAATATGTTGTTGTCCAACTTTCTCTGCTTCCAGAGAACCTCTTCCTAATTGTGAAGCCGTAATAACTGCACAATCAAACTCTAATCCTAATGCACGAAGTTCTTCTGCTTTATACTTATCTGCTAACCAAATATTCTCATTACTAATACCTCTATTAGTTGCCATCAAATCAAGATAATCAACTATGATGAAATCTGGGGTAAAGCCATAAGTTTGTTGAAACTCTTTAAGATATGCCCGTAAGTCGTTTGCAGTAGTAACACTTTCAGGAAATCGTTTTACAAAAAGTTTTGCATCATGTTTCCCTCTAAAGTTTTCTACTTTAGACTCAACTGCTGAGATATTCTTCAGAATATCTGCTTGACCAATACCGGTTACCATACTATCAAATCGCTTACATACAATTCGGTCTGCAAGTTCAAGTGAGAAATAAACCCCACTATATCCTTGTTCAACTAAATTGATACCTAAGTTTGACATGCAGATACTTTTACCGATACCACTTGCGGCTGTTAGTAACAGTAGTTCTTGCCTATTGATACCTCCACCTATAGCTTCATCGACTTCAGCCCAACCTGTTGATATTGTTGGAGAATTATTCAACAAGTCGCGTAACCTATCCCCAACATTATCAAAGTAATTGATACCTAAATCTCGATTTAGAGAAATAGCATCAGCTTCTTTTATCAATTGCCAAATAGCTCCAAAGTCACCTTTATCATGTAAAGCTGGAGCTTTCATAACAGCTGCCCAAACTGCAGAATTACGACAAAAGCTTTCTATTTGTTTTGCAGTAAAATCTTGGTCAGCTTTATTCAATGTTTCAGCAACATCAAATTGAAACCCTGTAGTAGCAGCAATCGTTTTAGGATTGGGCACTGTTCGATATTCTTCAAAGTATTCACGAATAAACTTGACAGGTTTATTCAGAGCTACATCAAAGTATTCATGAGAAAGGATTTTGTTACAACGAGCAAATAGTTCAGGATTGCTCAATAAGTTTTCAACTAAAAGTTTCTGAACATCAAGATTGTATTCTATTTGTTCTTCTATCATTTATTTCCTTATATGTTGTGGTAAAAAGTTTATGTAAAGTGTTGCTTTCTTTTCATCATATATCCTATTTTGAAGGAGTTCATACACAGTCCAGATTTTGCCAGTTTCGACAATTCGAGATGATATGTCAGCTTTTGATTTTGTTGTGGAGGCATTTGTAACAAATGTGATACAACCCAGCCCCTCTTTCAACACCCGTCGTGCTAATGATTGTCCATTAGCATCTTTGTCAATCACGAAGATTAGTTCTCGTCGTGATTTTTGTAGTAGCTCTATCTTAGCATTAGTGAGCTTACTACCTAAAAGGCTTATTCCATTGATATGAATAGCATCAAAGACACCTTCACATATGAAGAGTGGTTTATCAGAGTAACGAAAGATTTCATCGTGATTGAAAATCACAGCATCTTTTTTGACTTCACAATTACGATACCTTGGATTTTCGTGTGGCAATATTGTTCTTGCTTGCCAATAGATACATTTCCCTTGTTTATAAAATGGTATTATAACACGGTTTGACAAAGTTGTGCTAACAAAAAACGGATAGTCATTAGCAGACAGTCTATATTTGTTCCATAAAAATTCACATTCCTGAATATGAAGTGTTGGCTCAAGTCTAACAGAATTAGCAGGTAAAGATACTTCAGGAGTAAAAAGATCAACTTTAGTAAGAGTCTCTAATGTGATAACTTTCTCTTCAGGGGAAGTTTTTGACTTATTGAAGAATAGATGACTTTTAGCTTCATTTAGTTCAAGTTCAGGAACTCCAAACTCTTTAAGAATTCTTTGAAACTCTTTTGAGAGATATTCATCACCTAACTTCCAACTTCCAACAACCCCACAATTGAAGCAGTGATACATGATTTCAGTTGGTTCAATTCGCCAACCTCCACGGGGAGAATGGTCGTTGCAGCATGCACACCTTACTTGTTGAAAGCCGGTTGCAGATACTTTCCCATGTAGCGGAATATGAGTATGAATTAGGTTTTGTAGTTTTGATGCAAAAGGAGAAGACGACTCGCTTGATGACATACATAATGTAAAAAGTGACATACGAGAATATATTATAACACATATTCTCGTATGTTCTGTTGTTATAGATTTAGACGGCTAATATGCTTATTAACCACCTGTACATAAGGCAACTTGCTAGGATTACGTAGCTTTTTAACACCACCTTCTCCCAGGTTATAACTGGCAATGAGTGCATCACCTTTATACATTGTGCTCAGATAGACAAGATACTTACTGGCAACAGCAACATTGAATTTGTCGTTGTATGCAAGTGCATTCTCTATTTGGCTATCTGGTATTCCAAACTTTTGTTTCAGTTCAGGAAATCTTCTCATAACTGATTTTGCAGTTTTAGTTTTGATTTGCCCTAACCCAACAGTTTGGTCACAAGCCTTCTTATGTTTTGAGGTTCTAAACTTAGCCGCCTCACCGGCTTTGCTTTCCTGGTAAATTATACCAGCTAGAACTTCTGGTTGTCGAAGACCATCAGCTTTTGCCGTATTATAAGCTAAAGTAATGATGTTCTTTTGATTAACAGAAAGCGGTTCATTCTTATACGATGACTTTCCACTTTCACCCCTTCCATGCCTTACTTTTACTTCTTCACCTGTACCATTCTTTGAAAAATCATTTGAATGATGTTGGTGACGATGATAAACATGGTGCACTTTTGCAGAAGCATTTTCAGAGTGTGACATACCTGCCATACCCCAAAGTGCTGCCACTAAGGTTAGTGTGTATTTCATTTGTTCCCTCTCTAATTGTTTGTTCGCATCAAGCACTCCATAAAAAGTCTCATCAGATAAATCAACAGTAATTCTTATGTTGCCCAACGGGGTGCAAGCCTTCGGTTTTTTGGCTTTTCAGCACCGTTACCTTAAATCACATGAAAATGGAACAGTAGATGTCCCGTGCTCTAAGGCCGTGTAAGATGTAGACATGTAAATGTCTACATAAGTGATCATTATAATGATCATTATAGCTATATATGATTATTATATTATACACCAACTTTTTGACGGTTGGTCTATTATTTATAGCTTGCTTTCAGAAGCACTACAATCCAAACTTCTCTCTTATCTCCCTACAACATGTCTGTCGCCATGCATTTTCTGCCATAGAACTCATACTTCCATCACCATCATCAATGGCTCTAACTGCTTCACGAGCTATCTCTTTGGTAAAAGACATTAGCTCGCCTTCAGTAAAAACTAGTTTAGATAATAGCCCAAGTTTTAATTGAGCTCCACACTGTTCAGCAAGAAGTGATACTTCAGATATTGTTTTCATAATATACTTTCTAACAAACACATTTCAATTGCATCATATGAAGTTCCTTCTATTTTGATAATTCGATGTCCATGATTATCTTGTTTCAGAATGAGATAACTTTCAGTATCTTCATGTGTCAATATGTAATGAATTACTTCATCTATATTGTTAGTTCCGAACATGTTGTCATTCACCAAGTTGATTATTCGAAATTTAGGTTTCATAGTTTCCTTTTATTGGTAATTGTTCAAAGCTACGATAATCATCGCATAATACCTCACCGGGTCCCATGAATGATAGTTTTTCCATCATATGTTCATCTTCGCACATGTGGATATGTGTTCCATCAGGTCCGAGCATCCACATCAGTTGAGATGCAGGTTCATCATCCATAAAGTTAGGAATGAGCGGATTGAATGTGTGAAAAACTTTAGTAGGCAAATAGAAGTTTTTGATACAATCGACTAAATCATCAACTGCATGGTCAATTAAGTACTGATGCTTTTGTAAAAAGCCAATGAACAAATCATCAATAGACATTGCACCTTCAGGTTTACGTCCAAAATACAGTTTTACTTCGTTTTCATCTGGCATAAAAATGGACCTTATGGTATAATTTGATTATATGATTATTATACCACAAGGTCCATTGAAATGTAAACAGTTTTCTTTTACATGAACGTTTTTGTAGTTTGATCAAGTAGTGCTTCTGCAGGATTGACAAAATCTGATCCAATCATATGATCCGCATCTTTGAATATGCTAGTTGATAAGATTGAATTTGATGTCATCGATGTTCCTTTTGGACGTTTGATTTTGACAAAATTTGTATGAACATAATCTAGTGCGTTGAGTCCATTTGAAAATTTTGCCTGTGAAAGTAGTTCATAGAGAGGGTATTTGTCCGCATGAATACTAGTAACAACTTTTTTCAGTCTTGCCTTATCAATTGGATGGAGTGTGTCAATTTGAACATATGCAATTGATCCATCATCAAATAACTTCACAATTGCACATTCACGATACATTCCTGAGTCGTCAATATCAACCATAAAGATATGTGGTATATTTGTTGCTTTCATTTCAATTTTACCAGTTTCAATAGAAGAAGAAACAGGAGCGGTTGTAGTTTTTGGTGTTGATGCCATATTAGATTTCTCCAGTATTTACAAAATTATTAGTATGTGTTATAATATAATTTACTTCACAACATAAAGTATTATTATGTCTGGAATTATTTATAAATCAAAAAAAGTGCTTCCGTATGTTTATCTTGCAACAAACCGGATTACCGGAGAATTTTATATTGGGTATCGAGAAGCTAATAAAGTCCCATCTACTGAAGATATAGGTATAACGTATTTTTCTTCTTCTAAAAAAGTAAAACCTTTTTATGACCAATTTGAATATAAAGTGATTGCAGAATTTTTTACTGGTGAAGACGCTTTTTTATTTGAACAGGAATACATTCAAGAACACATAAGACATTCTTTATGTCTAAATGGATATGTAAATCATAAGTTTTATTGTGGAGGATCAAAATCAGAAGAGCATCGACAAAAAATTGGAGCGGCTCATCAGGGAAAACCTAAAAAAATTTCTTCAATAAAAAAACTAAAAGAATGGCGAAAAAATAACCCAATGACAGATGAAGCTAAAAAAGAATTAGGTCAAAAAATTTCACTAGCATATTCAAATAAGTCCGAAGAAGAAATCGAACAATGGAAAGAAAAAATCTCAATTGCGAATACAGGAAGGATAAAAAGTGAAGAAGAAATTGAAAAAATTAGATTAGCAAATTTAGGAAAACCGAAATCAGAAGAGCATCGACAAAAAATTGGAGATGTTCATCGAGGAAAAACTATCTCTGAAGAACAAAAAGCAAAAATGAGTAATACTTTATCAAACGGAAATCATTGGAAAGCTGCTACTTGGGTTCTTCAGTCTCCAAATGGAGAAATACATACTACTAAAGCAATTAGTAATTTTTGCAAAAAACATTCATTAGCATATTCAGTTCTACGATATAAAGCTCAGAAGAAAAATACTAATCCAGTTCTTTCAGGACCTTCAAAAGACTGGATAGTATTAGATAGATATTTTTAGAATGTTAGTATTCCTTTCTTTATTGGCATAGTATTAGAAGTTCCTCCCCCTGGTGGTTTGCAACTTAGCAAATTGACAAATTTTTGAGAGTTATCGCCAATTTGTTTTAGACCATGCTGACCTAAAAACTTAGTAAAAGCAAATAACGAAAACTTGCCATGAGTTGCAAAACCATGTTCAATTGTTTCGTTTATGATTTGTTTGATTTCGTCAGGTTGTTTTTCTAAGTTCATGAGCAACTGATTTTCTTCAAACAAATCACGAACCATGAAAGTTCTTTTTTCACCAGAAACAGGATCAGGCATAGACCAAGTTTCATTCATCAAAAGTGTCATTTCATAAGGGTCTCGAAATGCTTTTTCTAAACGGGTTGTTCTAACTCGTGGAAATGCAGATCTTACATTATCACCAGTATCACCACGAATTGCTTTTTCAAACATAAAGTACTCAGGATCATCACACTGACGTGCTTTACCATCATCAGGATTGATAAGTGATACATTGGAATACTTGAGCAATTGTTTGAAGTCTTTATCTCCTGACAATATCACTACTTCATCACCATTTGATGCAAACTTTTGAGTGACACCTGCAATCAAGTCGTCACCTTCAAGCTCAGGAGCAGAAAGACATACTATTGAAGTATGTTCTCGTGCAAGTTTTTCAAAGTCGTTGATAACGTCAAACAAATGTTCCATACTTGGATCTTTGACACGATTACCTTTATAAAGTGTCTTTGAATGACACTGACTGCTTGAGGTATATGTCTTTCGCCAATTCTGAGAACCCTCAAAAACCACTGCTACTTGATCAGGTTTGATACTATTGTACCACTTATTCATACCTATAAGACAGCTATGAAGTGCTAACCCTGCCTTATCTTCAATAGTTCCTCCATACTTATTTGAATGAGCTGCAACAGTTCTATAAAAAAGATTTGGAACGTCGATTACTAGTATTTTCATTTGTATGTAAGGAGGGAGAGATATGCTTATAAAAGACCACGTAATAGCTTATTGACTTTTTCAGGTTTGAATTTCAAATTCAATTGTGAGTAAGCTTCTGCTAAAAATATAGGCCATTGAGAAAGTAGATGTCTAACAGAAAAAGTGCAACGCAAATATCCAATAGTTATTATAACAGGTTGAACACTTATTAGAGGTGTTGCCACTTCTAACAGAGTGTTCAATTTGTCTAGGGCATTTGACACTTCTTCTTGTGGAGTATCAGGATGTGCAATTTGATTGACTAATCTGAAGATAGGACTAATAAAGTTTTTATATGAGATGTCATCAATTTTGTCAAGCATTTTGTTGATTGCCATTTCTAAAACGGAAACCTTTCATTGTTTCCGTTACTTCACTTGAAAGGTTTGGATGTGCATCTGATGCAACACCACCATTTTCATTCAAAGACATATATTCATCTATGATTGACTTAGGTGCCATGAAAGTACCAAACAAGAAGTTCTCAATAGTTTCATCATCATTAGCTCCGGTCAAACCCTGTTTATCAAGATTACGAATAAATGCTTTATTGTATGCAACATCAAATCTAACTTCATTATTTTTATCAACACCACTTATGAGTAATCTTGCCCACGGTTTTTTACTTCGAGACATCAATCGTTCAACTAACCAATTGAATAGTTTTACCATATTCCTTGACCTCTAAACATTTCAATGTTTTTGTCAGCATTTGTCAATAATGGTGTAATCTGTTCAATGATATGTTGTCGAAAAATCTTTACCAGCTCATCAGCAAATAGTTGAGCTTTATTATTGGTATCATGATAATCAATGTCATCTTTGTTCATTGTGACAACTAAAGTACTTCCTAATTGAGAAATCTTAGAAGTAATAGTTTTTTGATCAGCGTTGATTGATAACAAAATTTCAGGTTTGAATTTGTTTAGTTCTTCTCTTATCATTAGCAATTCATTTTGTGTAGCATGTAATTGCTCAGTTAGAACTGCATAATCATTCATGCTTGCTGAAGAAATAGAAGTAGGTTTATCAAATGACATATTCAAATTCCTCCTCTTTTAGATATCAACTGGACAAATCATCGTCAATACATATCCACTTACTTCAATTTTTGCAGAAGCTTCATACAAATCAATTGATACTATTTCATTCTCAACTGCTGCTGCACGAACTAATGGAGAAAATCCGTCAGTATGAAAGTATGAAATAACCGATGCTTGTGGCTCATCGCTAATGTCTTCAGCTGCAATTGATAATGGAATAGAAAATAAATCATTATTACCATCTGACAATTCAACCGTTACATTAGTTCCTTTCTTTACCGCAATAGTAATCTTTTTAGAACCCATTGCTTTTTCAGCATTGAGAATAAGAGTAACTTCTTCACGGGTCAATTTGATTGTTTTTAGCGGAGTATCTTCAATACTTTTTGGACATTGAACACTGTTGATTGGAGAAGTTCTATATTGAGAACTTGCTTTTGTACCTTTGATCAAGAGTTCTGAGATATCGCCATTAGGTTTCTTTTTCAATTCAACAGAAACCTGTGGGTCTGTTTTGAATAAATCTAAACGTTGTTTTAGTAACTTTAGTTTTTTCAATGCAAGTTTAGAACCTGTGTCAAGAACAGGGATATTGTCATTAGTAATAATGACACATGTTCTGTCTGAATTGATACCTGACAACATTGCAGGTTCATCAGCAGAAGAAGCATCAAGTAATAACATATCAATGCCAACTAAAGCACATACATTGATTACGTTGTTTAGATTAGTTAAGTCAGTAGATGTTAGTTTCATATTCTTTGTTATCCTTTATATGTTATGTAAGAAAATTATAAAATGATTATTATATCACAAATATATCAAAATATTTTATAGCAAAAATGTTTTATACTATTTTAGAAGACCATAAGTTTATTGACACGAGCACTAAATGGAGTCGGAACTTCTTTTCCTAATGCAGAAAAGATACCTTCAAGTTTAGCAGTAATAAGTTTTTCTTCAGTCTTTTTGAAATCGATTTCAAGTTCTTCTTCAAGCCAATATGGAAATTCTTCTGCTTCAGCTGGAATAGCAATACTGGTAAACTCATGTTCATTTGATTTTAGATCAAAGATTTTCACTTTGTCACCAGAACTTATTTGAACCCCGTCAGCACCTTCAAACATTGATGACAGCTTATTGAAGTTGATTGCTGCCCGGCAATGACCAGGGATAGTTAGCTTACCTTTACCTTTAGAGTTTAGCATAGGTTTGCCTGCTAGTTCTGCATCATAAGCTCGTGTCATCAGTTCAAGATTGTTTGCTGCTTTAGATATTCCGAATAGTAGTTTATCTTCAGGATCAATAAACCCTTTGAATAATCGAGATCTTTCATTATTGACAAACTCAACAAGAGTATCATAATCATCGCCATTGAGTATCATATCTACTACATGTTTTAGAAACTTCTGAATGATTTTTGGAGTATCTGATTTTTTGATTTCAGAACCCATTGCTTTCATCTTATTAGTATCAAAACCATCAAGATTGACAACTTTTAGCATATACTTTTTACGAGCTTGAAACAAACCCCGTTCTGCAACTACTTCTCGACCTGCTGCAATCAATGTATCAAATTCAGGCTGGCAACAAAAAGAATGTCTCATAAATGCCGGAAAACTTTCATTGATTTCATCAGCAACTGCATCAGCAATTTCTACTGCTTCTTCTTTAGTTGCTGCAAAAGTTTTGAAATATGCCGAGTCCGTGTCACCGTATATGATAGCTTCATTATCAGTAGTATAGATGTTAGAGATACGAGCTTTATCACCACCATCAACTTCATATGTTTTGTTCAGTATGACTTCTTGTTCGGTGAGTAAGTGACCAGCAAAACAAATCATATGTGAAGTGATTGCACGACCACAGTATGTAGTAGAAGCACCTAACCATTCACGAAACGACCATCTAAAGCCCTTCGCCAAAAGTGCTCCATAAAGTGAATTGAGCGAGATTTTCTTTGTTAGCTGAAGTAGTTCATACTGTGCTTCTTGTATCTTAGCTTCTTTGTAATCATCAGTTCCATCTTGAAGCTCTTTTAGAAGTTTAGTCCATTTCTTCTTTTCTGCTTGCATCTTTTTACGTTCAACATACCAAGACTCAAGTAATCGTGGAACAATGCCTTGGCCTGATGATTGGTCAAATACAGTACCATAAGCAGAGATAGACCATTTTTGTTGAAGTAAAGTCTGTTTCCATTCTTTGCCTGTCATCGTAATAGGTTCTTCATTCTCATCAACAAAATGTAATGTATGTGGATAATCATCTTCATCTCTAATACCTCTCCAATCTGCTTCTTTAGCAGTTGATTTGATAAAAGATATAGTATCAATGCCAACTCGTTCTGCCTTTTCAACAGCTTCCGCAAATGCAACATTGTCACGAAGTAATCTATCAGCCGTCTCTTCAGTTTCAAACTGACCAATCACTTTTTCAGGTGACATGTTAAGACTACGAATAGTAGATGGATATAGTGAATTGATATCCACACTTCCAACCCATTCATGTAATCCTATACGAGGTGTCATAACAATAGCACCTTCAACTTTACCTGTAACAATATAAGCATCCTTATCTTTGACCCGGACACCTTCATTATTGATAGCAAAGTTAGTGATACCCATATCAACATACTTAGTAGTTCCAAGTATAGCTTCAAACGGAACAGTATTTTCATGTGCCATTTGATTGACAAGTTCAACAAAACGAAACTTTTCATTTAGCAGTTTCAATAGAACAACGTCGATAATGTTGTAATGAACAAACTTGATAAAGTCTAATCGATATAACTTTTCTAAACCTTCATGATGCAACTTAGAAGCACCAACTTCTTCAGATGCTATAGCTTCCAACGAATAACTTTCACGACCTTCGAATGTGAATTTTTTGAACATATCTTGATAGTCAAGATGGGTTCTACCTTGAAGTTGAACAGTAAGTTCTTCTTTACCAAACCGTTCAACCATCTTTTCACGAGGCCTACCAGCTCCAGGAAAACATAACCTGAGAGTGGCTTTCTCACCAAACAGCATCTCTATTCGTTTGTAGATGTAAGGTAAGTCATAGAACTCGGAGTTCCATCCAGAGATGAAGTCTATGTCCTCTAGTTCATCTAAAAAGATACTTAGCAGTTCCGCTTCAGACTTAACAAGTATCAGGTCACAATGAATATCGTCATATCCATACTGACCAACATCAATAGCAAACTTTGAAAGGCCATCATTCCAAGTAGTTTCAAGTCGAGATTTATCAGGTGAAACCGCAATACATACAAACTTATCAAGCCATTGTTTGTAAATGGTAATTGCAGTGATTGGAGCAAAAGCATTACTAGGCCGTGAAAATCCTGCTCCCTTAATAACTTCTGACTCTATGTCAAAGAATGCAAAATGGATTTTAGGAATAGGACGGCCATAGTACTCGTCCATCATTATTCGTTGAATTGGATTTATGTCACTTTCAAACTTTTTCTTGAATACTCGTTTAGCTGCTTCATATTCTTCTTTATTATCAAAAGATAACTTTTTGAGGGGAGTGTTGTACATTGAACGATACTTATCTTCGTCTTCATCCTCAATAAAGAAGTATCGTGGTGGGTCATAGGAAACGGTGGTCCTAGGACCACCTATTTCAGTTCTTTCCCATGCAACAACTTTATCACTTCGATAATCATTACATACACCAATGTATGATGGAACATATTCCTTATTAGGAATAGAAGTTGTTGTTTTTGTCATATTTACGATTAAGAGTCTGACTCAGGGAATAAGATTTCAATTGCACTTTCTAATGCAGAGATTTCAGCTTTAGTTTCACTATAAGAATTGTTGAATGATACTTTCACTAACTGATTGAACAGTTTTGACTCAAGACCAAGTTTTTCAGCGGCTTCTTCACGAAGACCTTTGATTGCTTCCATTTCATCGGCTATTCGAAGTTTGCATCGAACTGCTTCTTCAAGGAAGGTCATAAGTTTGGATTTATCACTTGGATTTGCTAAAATTGCTTCGATTGAAACGATTGCTGGTTTTTCTTTCTTTGCCATATGTATTATGCCTCTCTTGCTAAAAATTATAAAAAATCATTATATCATAAAAATGTTAGTTCAGTTCGGTTACTTTACGTTCTCCTGTAAAAATTGAAGCACTTGCCACAGACTTCAATGTTTGACGGGTAATGTTTTCTTTTTGACCAGCAGTAAGATACATCTTTATCAACTCTGTATCAATCCAATCATCTTTTGGTGTGATGTGAGGTGTATCGGGGTTCATTTTTGGATTGGCCTCCCAAGCGATAAAGTGTTTCAACTTAGAGCCACTACTATTCAATTGATCAAGGTCCTGTGCAAGATCAACGAACACCTTATTACACGACTCGATACAACTTTTATGATCATCGAAACCATTGCTTTCGATGATCACATTGACTGCATTGAAAATAGTTTTTAGCTCATGATTTGCTAAAGACTCATGATCTAAGTTAAGACTGATTGAATATAGGTAAAATGTTTTATTACTCATATTAGCTAATGAACTGTTGTATTAGTTTCAAAATTGATATATTCAATTATGTCAGGATTAACCATAATGTTTATTCTGAATTGAAGAGCTTCCATTTCTACATCTCCTAATGTATAAGATGCCTCAATAAGATCATGAATAGTTATATCTTGTTCAACTCGTGGTACCCCGTCAAATGATATGTCAAATGTATCATTACTTGATAACATCTCTATAGGTTCAATAGATGAAGTATCTTCATTATCATCTTCTAATAAATCTTCTTCATCATAACATAATGAAAGAGGAAAGAAATCCTCATTATATTCAATAGCAATATCTTTTCGTTCATCATCTGTCAGTATTTCATTGATAATGTCTTGGGCAGCTACATGAGCTTCAATATCATAATCATAACTATCAGAAACAACGGTAATTTTGAATAAGTCTTCACATGAAACTCCAGGCAATAACCGTTCAAGAAAGGGTTGATAAACCTCAACTGTATAAAAATGCATTTTATATTGGACCGATGATATACGGGTTATTAGGAATTATTGATGTATCATCCGTGATAGAAATAGTTGCAGATGATAACCATTCTAAGTTATCATCTGCAACATGAAGTAAAGGAGCAAAACTAACATATGAAACAGAACTTTTAGAAACTTCTAAAGTAATAGAACCTTTATTTGAATAAAGTCTAATATGATTATCAACATCAGAAAGATTATCAAAACTAATAAAAGCAGAATATATTCTATCAATAACAGAAAATGGCGGGTATGATAATAAAAATCTAAAACTTGATAACTCAGGAGAAACTATATTACTTGAAAAGTGATTTCCATTTGGATAAACATTCAAAATTTGATTAGCAGGTAAAGATAAAGTATCTAAACAAGTATATACATCAAAAATGTCATTTTGATATTCAATAGTAGAAACATTTGACCATGAAGTTTGATTATCTAAACTAGAAACTAATAAAGTATTACGAGTAAAAGTTATTGGGTTAGATAAAACTATATTTTGATTTTGATAAACTATTACTTTTACTGTTGAACTAACTGAGTATGAAGTATTGAAAACTACTTTATATCCATTTTGACCATTATAAGTCAATCGATATTCATTGATTAGAGTTCCTTCAGTCAGTTCAACTCCGTTAAGAAAAACTTTTACAATATCAGAAGAGGTAAATCTTAAAACCTTTTTACTAGAAGTAGTGTCAGGACCAGAAACAGAATTGAAAGTAGATGTAATAAAATAGGTAAATTCGTCAAAAGTGCTTACTTCAAATTGTTGAGTAGCAAACGAAACTGTGAAAGAAGATGGATTATTGTTTATTGATGGATTTTGACGTTTGACTGCTAAAGATAAAGCCAAAGAACTAGAAGATGCTAAAGTAACATAAAGATTTTGTTCAGAACTATTTATAGAAGTTATTTGATTAGCATTAGTATTTTCAAAACGAGAAATCCAATCAGGAACTCCATCAACAGGAGCAGAAGCTAAAACATTACGCAAACTTTTAGTAGCAATAGGTAACAATTTGCCACTACAGTTCAATGTAATAGAACATAAATCAATAAAGCTATGAAGTTTTGACGCTTCGTAGTCTTTTGTTCTATTACATGTAGTACATTTATAAGTGACTATTTTCTTATTATTCATTACTTTGATTTGTTATAATGTAAAGGTCTTCAGGTCTAACCCATTTTGTCCAATTATATGATTTGTCAATAGGAGTGATTTCTACTATCTGAAAGTGGATAGAGTTATTTCTCATGGTCGATTTTGTTGCAACTCGACCAGTCTTTTTTACTTCAACTCCATCATGGATATATGTCAGTTCATTCATATACATTATCATAAAGATACTAAAGCAGTCTCAACTAAGTCTCGCATAAATTTAGCAGCACCTATTGTCATATAGACATCTGCTAATGCATTATGAGTATCTCTGTCGCCAACACCTGTTAGTTCAAATAAATGGTCTGACTTATATGTCACAAAATTGACAAAACTAACACCGGCAGTATCAATTTTGACATTATGAACATGAAACATCATACCATGCGGTCCTAATAACTGTTTCATAAACAATAGGTCATAATCAACATTGTGCCCCATTACCATAATAGTTGGATTAGGTCCAAAGTATTTCAACAAAAACTCTCCAACTGCAACCACTGCATCTTCATTAGACAAGCCGTATTGTTCAAGATACTCTCGTGTCAAACCATGAATAGCTTCTGCCTCAGGTGACCATTGATACTTATCACCCTCAAACTTCATCTCGATGTATAAGTCATCGATTACTTCAAAAGTTCGAGTATTGAACACAGCCATACCCAAACTTAGTGCTTGATGGTCTATTGAACTATCTTTACCCCAAGAACTTCCAGAGGTTTCAAAGTCAAAGCATAAGCCTAATGTTGGAGCAAGTGATTTGTAAAGAGTTAGCATATAATGAAATTGTCTGTCTTATTTAGAAGTTACAAAGTTCATTATATCACTAATGACTATGAATGTAAACGGTCCAAAAAGTCAGTTACAAGTTTTACTCGTTCTTCTTTACCTTCACAAAAGACATCCAACTTAGCATAAAAGTTCTTAGTTGGAATGCGATGAATTCCTGTGTCATACAAAGTTGAATAAGATATCAACAAGTTCTCAAATTGAGAACGAGACTCTTCGTCTGCACGATTTGGGTCTAATTCAAAATCAATGTTAGGATGAGCATGAACAATAACTAACCCACTATAGATGTGTTGTGCTTCTATACACTTTGCTTTGTAGTTCTCCCACCACATTTGTTGGTCAGCAGAAAGTTTTTTGTATCTTGATAACCAAACTTCAGTATAAGCTGCGATATCAAAGAATGAACGTTCTGTCAAAACAATTTTATCATCTAAACCGTTTGTTGCTATTGCACTATCACGAGCCCACTTGTATTCAAAAACTTTGTCCTGATATGCCTTCATTTTGTAGAAAGAAGTAACCAATTCCTGTAAGTTCTCAACACCTAATTCAGCTTGAACAGCTCGAGAGACTTTGTAATCATCAACTTCGAACTTTGAAGCTAACCCGTTAAGTATTGATGATTTTCCAGAACCATGGGTTCCGCTGACGGCGACTAAAATTGACATATGAGTAGAGTTCCTTTGATGGGTAAGATTACATTAGAAGAGCTAAGTATAACAAGCTTTCATCTATTGCAGTCACCCATTTTGAAGCTCCAGCGTTTACACCCGTCTGCACCATCAACATGCTTGTATTGGTATTATACCACATTTGACCTTGACAGATATAAGTTGGAGGAGTTGGACTTACTTCACATGCACAAGATTGTGAAACTATCCAGTTAGTCCCATCCCAGACTTTTAGTTGTTTAGTAGTCTTATTATACCATTGTTGTCCGTAAATCGGATGTAGAGGTGCTGTGTCAGAAGCAAAGTTTTCAAGTATCTTTAGAAAATTTGTCTGATGTATCTGTCCATGATTAGGAACACCACGACCAACAAAAGTCAATGACGTTGAAGTATCGTCAGTAGTAAGCGGTGCAAGCGGGATGTCTGCGACCAAAGTATCAGAATGTTTTAGTTGATAAGTCATATTAGTTTATAGCTCCATGCATATAGGAAGCACACAAGTATTTGAATAAAAGTATTTATCAATGTTGAGACTTTGTAACTAAATGTATCCATTTAGTCAATTCCATTTGAGGGTTATAATAGATTTCCATGTCTTCACTAGCTTCAATCATTGCAAGTTGTTGTAATAACCATTCTGCCAATTTGACCTGATCTTCTCCACTCAGTGCTTTGATATCGTCAATAAGCTCTTTAGGAGTTGGGTTCTCATATACATAACGCGGTTTCATTGCACTATGAGCTTGTTGAAACTGTAAGATGTCATTCTTTGGATCAACTGGCGAAAACTTTAGAAGTTGAACAAGTTGAGCAATCAAAACAGTTTGAGCAGTATTAGTGATTTTACCAGCTTGACGCACTTCATCTAACAACATGGTCATATGAATAGGTGTGCTTGACTCACTGATAACATGAGGTTTGATGTCGATAAGTTTCATGTGTAAGGTTCTCTCTTTCTTTATATAAGTGTTTGATTTACTATTTACACCTAAGCCATAATTTGCACAAATGAAAAACTGACAGACTATATAATGGATTTTGCTTAAGTATAACTTATTGATTTTATTACTCGAAAAACTGACAGACTAAGGGTATATATATTATTCAGTTTCTCCCTCTCTCCCTCTCATGTTTTACATTTTCGTCTCCACTTTGTAGTTAGTCTTTTTCTAAGTAGTTGATTTTATTACTATTTTTATTATTCATTTGTGTTCTAAGTTATTGATTTTATTACTATTTTTCAAATCATCATTTTTCCGTGACTGATTAGCAATGGTTTTTGATGAAAAATGATGATTTTCATCAAATCACTAAAAATGGTATAGCTTCATCGCTTTCATCAGCTGAAGTTTCATCCCCATTGATCGAATTAGCAGGTGTACGTGGAGAATAATCGTCTGCATTATATTCGTATAGAAGTTTTCTAGCTTTATCATCAAACTCACTAACATATTTCAATAATCGAACAATAAGTAGAAGAGCTGATACGCTATCATCAGTTGCTCCAATTTTAGCAGCATATGAACCACCACTTGCCACAAAGTTCTTAAGTTCAAAGATGTTGATTTCGGAATTGAGGATAAGTCCATTTTTGACTTTTTCAACCATTGATTTTAGTTGCAAACATGCAAGAATTTTGTTACGATTTGTAGTCTGCATTCCGAACTTACCAGGAACATCATTGATAAGTTCGGCAAATTCAGGAGGATGTTCGTCTGTAGAATATAGAGCACCAATAGCTTCACCAACTCCGTTTCGTTCAAATGTCCAGAATACTTCAGGTCGTTTGTTATTGAATGTTTGGACTGTTAGTTTATTGAGTATCCACTTTAGCCTATCATATAAGTCCGGTATGTTCAGATTGTTAGTTCTAAACTCTCCAACTTGAATAAGTGACGGGAATTCAAAGATTTCTACTACACTAAAGTCTCGACCAGAACCGGTTGCAATATCCACACCTACAAGATATGCTACATCAGACCGGAATGTTTCCCAGAAGCTGAACCCATTATCAATAAAAGCTGGAAGTGATGATTTGAGTTCAATAAGACGTTGTGATTGAATAAGTAATGCATCTGATGAAAGGAACTCGCAATCCAATTCTACACGACATACTAACTCACCAAGTTTAGCAAGCATTTCCTCTCTATAACCACTTCCAGGTCCACGTTCAGGATGTTGAGTATAATGAGCAAGGACATGTTTGAAGCTATTCAGACCAGCAAGGCATTCTCTCCACAATCTAGCAAATAAGTCAGTATCACCATTAGGAGTAGTAGTCATTATCAACTTACCACCTGTTGATAATGCCGGAGCAATAGAAGACCAAATCTTATCTTGAATACGAGTTGAGATAAAGCTAATCTCGTCAAGCATTAGGATTGAAGGTGAGCTACCACGACCTGTTTTTTCGGTTGTAGCTTGAGATTTGATGATTGATCCGTTATCCCATTCGATAGAAGTTCGATTGTAAAACTTGACACCTGGTTTCAACCAGTTTGGTAGCTCTTCATATGCAAACTTGATTTTTGCCATAATGTCAGTAGCATGATCCATATTCTTGGATGCTATAACACAAGCTTGATCATCGATAAAAGCAGATAACCAAAAGATATACATTGCAGCAGTAGTCGTTTTACCTAACTGCCTGCTCATCAATGCAAGTGTATCTTTATTATTATGAATTGCTAATATGAATTCTTCTTGATAGTCATATAGTTCAAATGGAACTGTTCCTCTAGTTGCATGTTGAATTTTGACATAGTTCTTAATAAAGTAGATAGGATCATCCATGCATTTCTGAAGTTCTTCAACTTGCCAAGGCTCATATTCAATTTCAGTATTTGCACGTTTTAGATAAGGATTTGCCATATAGATATTAGATATTAGTTATAATATCTATATTTATATTCTTATAATTCAGCAAAATCTTTCAAATTATTATCAATTAGTTCTTCTTGACATGCAAACAGATCTCGATTACCCGATGATAAGTGTTTATTTATTATTGTACATGCTAACTTTAATTGTTCATCTTTAATATTTTCAATATCATCAATACTTTTCAATCCAGGAATTAACATTAACCCGAGGATATTTGATTTGATTGGGTTATCATAAAAAGCAATATTTCCTTTAATATATCCGTCATTTTTAAATAATTTATGAATATCTTTTAGTGATGTTAATTGATTATCATTACAATAAAAATTACCATTTACTTTAGTTGGACAATATTGAAGTGATGTTAATCTATTAGAATAACAAACAAAATCACCTTTTACTTTAGACGGACAGTATTGAAGTGAGGTTAATTTATTATTAGAACAATAAAAATTGCCATTTACTTCAGAAGGACAATATTGAAGAGATGTTAATTGATTACTAGAACAATAAAAATTTCCAT